AAGACCCAGATCATTGGGCAACGTACAGCAGAGGTCGAAACTCAAGCTGACAGAGTCCAAGAGTTTATGAATTTTTATATCATGAACGTGATGAAGGATTACGATCCTGAGCTGGACATGCTGTTGTTTTATCTGCCTCTAGCTGGATCTGCCTTCAAAAAGGTTTATTTTGACAACGTGTTGAATCGGGCGGTTTCTAAGTTCATCACACCAGAAGATCTGATTGTCCCGTATGAAGCCAGCGACTTATCTAGCGCTGAACGAGTTACCCATTCAATCAGCATGTCTCGCAACGAAATCAAGAAACAACAGTTGTCCGGTTTTTACGCAAACGTAGAAATCAAGGATGCGACTTACAATACAGAAATATCTGATGTTGAAGAGCAAGTAGATAAGATAGAAGGCGTTAGCCCATCTTTTTCTGAGGATAGAAACCACACGGTTTACGAGGTCCACACGATACTGGACCTAGAAGGATTTGAAGACACAGACCCTGACACGGGCGAAATGACAGGACTGAAGCTGCCTTACATCGTAACGATCGACGAAGACAGCCAGACTGTCTTAGCTATACGAAGAAACTACAGCCCTGACGATCCTTTCAAAAATAAGATTAACTACTTTGTTCAGTATAAATTCTTACCCGGACTCGGTTTTTACGGGTTAGGTCTGAGCCACATGATCGGTGGTTTGTCCAAAGCCTCGACTTCGATTTTGCGGCAGCTTATAGATGCGGGTACTTTGGCAAACCTTCCGGCAGGATTCAAAGCTCGTGGAATGCGGATCAGAGATGAAGATGATCCTTTGCAGCCCGGAGAGTTTAGGGACATAGACACGACCGGAGGCTCTCTCAGAGAGAACCTTATTCCGCTGCCGATAAAGGAGCCAAGCTCTGTTCTAATGCAGCTCCTAGGGCTTCTGGTGGACTCTGGTAAGCGTTTTGCTGCAATCGCGGACATGAATGTTGGCGATATGAATGCTGCAATGCCGGTTGGCACGACAGTTGCTCTTCTGGAAAAAGGCACCAAGGTTATGAGCGCAATCCACAAGCGATTGCATTATGCTCAAAGACTAGAGTTCCAATTGCTGGCGAATTTATTTTCTGAATATTTGCCACCCCAATACGCCTACGAAACCGGCACCGGTCCGCGTGACGTCAAGGCAACTGACTTCGACGATCGCATAGACATCGTACCGGTTTCTGATCCAAACATTTTCTCTCAGTCACAACGCATTACAATGGCGCAGGAGCTGTTGCAGATGGTGTTGTCTAACCCTGACCTACACGGCCCTACAGGTATCTACGAAGCTTACAGGCGCATGTACGCGGCCCTAGGTATAGATAACATAGAATCGTTAATACAGCCGCCTCCTGACCTTACCCCAAGACCTATTGACGCTGGGATCGAAAATAGCAGTTTGCTGTTGGGCCAACCAGCTCAGGCGTTCCCTGAGCAAAATCATGAGGCCCACATTCAAGCCCACAAAAGCTTGTTCTTGACTCAAGTGGTTAAAGAAAACCCTCTGATTCAGGCTGGTATCATTTCCCACTGTATGCAGCACTTGCAGTTTTTGTCTGCACAACTTGCAGAGCAGCAATTGCCTGAAGAGGTGGTAGCACAAATGCAACAAGCGCAAATGCAAATGCAACAGGTTACGCCTGTGGAAGCTCAGCAATTACAGATGCAGATGCAGATGATCATAGATCAATACGCTTCTCCAATTATGGCAGAGCTTTCTGCTCAGTTCTTGCAATCAATCGGTCAAGGATCTTCTGATGCTGATCCGCTAGTTGCAATCAGACAGCAAGAACTTG